TTACAAAATTGATAAGGCCGTAATATAATTTCGCTACAAGGATTAGTTCCAAAATCATATTCAGTATTTCTTCTACCATTTTCCATTGACTTTTCTATCGCAGATTGTCTGTTATATATACCACGCTCTCCTGATTTAGAATTATACAGTGTAAGCCATTCTTTCATAAAGATACCTATGGGTGGTTTTTCTTTATAACAAACAGAATTATTAGCTAATGCTCTTTGACCTTCGTTATTCCACCACTCACCAGATTTAGCTAAAGCCATTTCTTGGTCTTGTAAATCAGACAAACTAATAAGTGCAGAACGCCTTACTCCACCTACCACTACAACAGAACCTATCTTACACATTATATCGTGGCATTCTATAGATTTTAATTTTCTTCCTGCAGCACCTTTAAATATATTTACAGTAAACGTAAACAAATCATCTAGAGGTTCTGGACCACTTGATCTGCCACCAAATGTTTTTAGTCGTGCACCTGCAGGTCTAAGTTTTGATAAGTCCCAGGTAGGTATCTGACCAGAGTATAATAAATGAATTAATTCTTTATAACCTTTAGCCCATCCTGCTTTACTATCTCCTACAACTATAGTGGTTTCACTTTGTTCTAGTGACTCACTAACTGTAGGTAATTGTTTTGTATACTTTCTTTCTACAGAAAAACCTACACCAGTGCCACACATAAGTATATAAAGACACTCATCAAAAGATCTAACACTGTCTACCGGTAAATAAGAACAGTTATAAGCAGCTACATGACATCTTTCTAAAGCAATACCTGCTGTCATAAGTGCTCGCATAGAAGGCATAATCTCTAAGTTAAGAACAGCATCTTCAAGTTGTTTTCTTTTTTCTACAGACAGAGTATAATTATGTTTATCTTTGGTATGTTTTTCTAAGTAATCAAAATACCTAGTGACTGTTTCGCTCCAGGTTTCTCTACGGCTGTATTCTTCAATCCATCTAGCGTATCTAGATATGTGAATAAAACTTTGATAATCGGTTGGTAAATTTATTTCATTCATTTTTTCTCTCGTCTTCTTTGGTTATCAAAATACGCAAAGTTAAATCCTCTTTCCCATTCTTTATTGCGTATGTTATTTATATTATAGGGATTTTTTAATTTTCCAAGATAAAAAGCCCGTTGCCCTTCTTCAAATTGTATTTTTAGTGGGGGCCATTGACCTTTTCGTTTGAACTTTTTGGACTTGTATCCCTTCGATGTCGTAGAATGCGTCTGTGACGATCTGTTCCATTTCATTTGCTATTTCTCCATCAACTGGTATAGGATACTCATCAGTGTCCAGGGTTAGACTCACTGTTAGAATTATCTGCATCTGCTACCTTTTGTATTAACTTATCTAGATACCAACGTGCTTTTAATAAATCTTCTAAAGCACGATCTTTGTAGGTGTATCGCCAGATGTACTTAAACATAGCACCTTTTAAATACCCACGAAATTCTATATCCGACATGGATGCCTCAATAGCATCTATAGCTTCTACTTTCCCTGCCCTATAATGAGAGGGCTTATTGACGACATCTTCTTTTTTAGTCATCTTTATCTCTATGCTTATCTAAATATATTATGTTATCTTTTTTTTTAGATACGTTATGCTTTTCTTTAAGCTCTCCTTCAATAATTTTATAAAAAATACCAGAATAAAAAAGAATATCATCATTAGTAGCAGCATAACTAAAACCAACCATTGCACGACATAACTCAGAAACTGCAATAGCAGCTTTTTTATTGTTAAAATGTTTTTTAGAAAAATGTACATTAGTTTCGTGTATCCATTCGTTGTCTACATTTTGTTTAGGGCTAACAACAATAACTATGTCATCCTCATCAACTTCAACTCTTCTTTTTTTTGACACTATCTTGGTCCTCTGTATGTGTATAATAAAGCCATCTAGGTTCTCTTGCAGAAGATATTGGTTGTGGTTTATATTCTAGCCCTTCCCAACAACTAAATTTAAAATCACACCAAGAACATACTTCGCCTAATATTCTATTGCCTGTTTCTTTTTTACGAAATGTTTCAGGCTCATCTTCAAAACATCTTTTAAATGCTTCTTTATTTTCTAGTGCTTTTACTTTTACAAAAGCATCATCAACAGATTGTTGTACTTCATCATCAGTTGATTCGTCTTGCAGATAAGATATTTCACCACTTGATTTATTAACTGCCCACCAACCACCAACTTTTTTCTTAGCCCCAAAAGCATACAAATGAAGTTGAGTTAGATACCCAAAAGTATCGTGTGATTTCATGCCTACAAAATTTAAAAACTTATTTCTAAATGCCCAAGGACTACATGATTTTATATCGTCAACATTGTCGTCTGTATATAAATCTGTTTCACCTGATAATTTATCTGTTATATCAAACCTATTACCTTCTTTATAGTCTACATCAGAAGATGCAAGCACAGCTTTTAAAATAGCTTCAACAGCATCACCAAAGGTAACACGCATTTTAAAACTGTAATCTTTGTCTGCTTTTCTAGCTCCTGCTGCTTCCATTTGCAGTTGGCATAAGGGCCTACCTAAATTAGAAGGGCGAGGTTTAAATTTATAATCTTGTGCTTGAAATTGTTTTCTAAGTGCTTGTTTAAAATCTTCCCCTGCTTTGTCTATAACTTCTTCAGACATAGAAGATTCACCTTTGTTAGCTGACTCTAAGTAAGCTATAACCTTTGCTAAATTTTCGTTCATTATTCAGGTAGTACTTCAACTTCAATAAAATCAGAATCACCCACACCATCTACTTCTTTAGCATATCTTTTTTGTTCATATGCTTTTGCACGAACACTTTCGTTGTAAGATTGAATATGTTCACCAAAAGATTTGTTAATTTCAAGATACTCAGGTTTAATTTCTGTTTGTTCACCCATGATGGTAGGACTAATAGTGTACCAACTAATAGCCGGTGTTTGTTCAAAATTAAAATTTAGTTTAACTAATTGTTTCCATGGCATAATTTTATCTTTAATCATTTGACTTGTAAGTTGACCAAAGTTTCTGAATGTATCCTTGTTAGATATCTGAAATATAACAGGCAAATCTTCGAAAGATACCTTATCTTTTTTCCCTTCAGCAAAAGCATCTTTTACTGTAAGCAATGCAAAGATAACTCTATATCTTTTAGCAGCTCTCCACTCATTTTTTCTTTCCTCTGAAAGACTATCCCAATCATCTACTTTAAATTTACCACAGTTCACACCGCCTTGTTCATCAAGTGCTTCATCATATGGATTAGGAACATAGATAGATCTATTTACGTATCTACCTTTCTGATCGTTACCATCTTTGTCTTGCCATGTAGCATTTTCATCATACTTTTGATAGAAAAAACGTTGTTGTAATATACGTAAATAAGCATCGTCTGCGTAAATAATGCCATGCTCTGGGTGGGACACTTTTACTGTACCATCAGGAACTTTTTGTCCTGCAGCGTTACGAGCTTTGCTGTTTATAGTTAGCCTTGGAAAACCAGGTGTACTTGCCACACCCTCGTCATTAAAACCAAACTCGGCTGCAATTTGGTCAATTGGTAAGTTGTCTATGTCTTTGATTGTTAGTGCATTCTCTGTCATGCAATTCTCCTATAATATTGTTCTCAGTTATATTCAGGTTTATTTGATTGTCAACAGATATCTCATCCATATCTAACCAATCATCACCTATTTTTAATTCTACTTCCATGGGTACATCTAGCACCAAATTAAACTTATCTTTTAGTGCATCAACTACACCCATCATATCGTTATATAATGTATTGCAAATGATATCTATCTCATCTGGATGTACATCAACGACTATACTATCGTGTACTGTGTTTATAAATTTACTCTTTAAATTCAATAGTTTAAGGGACTTATGAAAAAGCACACAAGCTAAAGGTACGATGTCAGCGGTTGCTCCACTTTGTACAGGGTAGTTTTTTATCTTAGTGGCTTCTGTTGCACCACTGCGTAGTCTTTGTACGTTTGGAAAAGCAAACTGTCTACCGGTTAGGGTTGTTATATATTTATTTGCAATGGCTTCTTCTTGTAATTTTTTATGCCATGAAGAGATGCCTTGGTACTTGTTCATAAAAGAATTATTATACTGTACCTCTGCAGGCGATCCTTTCGTGCCACCATAAAGTGGTCTAAATGTTTTAGCTTTAGCATCTTGTCTGCTTGTCGCTTGTCCTGCCTCAGTCAACACCCTTGCTGTGTATGCATGAACATCAAATCCTTCCTCTATTTCTTTTCTACCTACAGAATCATCACTCATCCACACAGCCACTCTAAATTCAAGTTGACCATAATCAGCTTCTAATATTTTACCCCCAGGAAAACGAGATACAACTGCCTTTCGTACTAAAGCTGTGCTGCCTCGTGGTAAGTTTTGGAAGTTAGGTCTTGATGAAGATAATCTACCAGTGCCTGTTCTAACTTGAGCTAGTTGTGGGTGCAAAACATTATTAATTACATTTTTACGAATACCTTTGCAAAAAGAATTTATATAAGTATCAAGTGCATTAATTCGTTGCATGTTACTTAAAAATTTATGTGCAACCTCTAAATTATTTTGTTTAGCAACTGCTGCTAGACCACCGAGTGTAGTTTTATCTGTTGCAAAACCATGTGCTGTCACTTGTTGTATATGTGTTGGTGTAAATTTAAAGCCTGCTATGCTCTTGGTGGCATCATAAAGATAACCAGTGCCAAGGCAATGCTTACACATAGGCTGTACTTTGTAAGGAGTTCCATCTTTTTTTACCTTGTATTGCTTCCCTGTCCCTTTACAGTCAGGGCATTGGCGAACTGTAGTTTGGCTAACGATAGTGGTTTGTCTTTTCATTTGTCGATCAAACTCTACCTTTGACATGCGTGGTCTATACTTCTTTTTACCACTAGAGGTAGTGCCTATATTAAATGTTCTTGCCCACTCCTCTTTGTTGTTAACTCTTCTTGACCATATAATTTCTGATAACTGCTCTGGAGACGCAAGATTGTAAGGCCTATCACCCATCACAGATTTAATTATTTTAGTATTTTGTATGGCCCGTTCTCTTCTTTCTACTTCATAATCTTTTTGTACTTTATCAAGCACATCCATACTTATAGCATTACCATTTCTTTCAATGTCTATTAATACATCAGTCATATCATTAGATAGTTCAACAATATTTTTTAAACTTAAATGATCATCTTGCTCCAACAAAGCAGCTTGTGTTTCATACAATTCGCCACACGATATGATATCGTATATATTATATTCTTCGACAATATCTTTTGGCATTGACTCAAAGCCAATACCTTTTTTAAAATAGTCACCAATAAGTTCTGATTTTTTTTGTGTTACTTCTGCTCGCATGCAACAAGCAGCTAAAGATAAAGGTATTTTTTGACCTCGTGCATATATGTATTCGACAACCATAGTATCCCATAGGGTGCCATTATAAATAAAACCACATTCTCTTAACCAGGATAAATCAAACTTTGCATTATGTGCTATAAGTAATGTTGTTTTATCAAGTATGTCTTGTAATTCTTTAGTAGATTTTTTGTGATCTGCAACAGTTATTTCATCGTGGTTGAACCAGATAACCTTGGCTTCGTCAGGTTTACCAACAGGCATAACACCAACGCATACCATATAGTTATCTGGCTCATAGGGAGAAGGGCTTTTATTTGTTACTGTTGTTTCAATATCTAAAACTAATTTCATATTGTATCCTTATAAGTGAGGGCAGGTGGCAACAGAAAGGAAATAAAAATCCACCTACCCTCGATCATCAAGAGAGGGAATAGTCGTTAATGTGCAGCTGACTTAGTGCGAGCTTTAATTTGCTGACATTATTGAGAACAGAGTTCATCTTATGCTCCCTTGCAGTTGCAGAGAGAGGCAAGACTGCATCTTTAATAGATAGGACCATAAGATTAATATCTTCATCTGTTGCATCAGCAAGACTGTCAACAATCCTAGACCAAGCTAATGGTTTAGGTATGTCGGCTCTTACTAAATCAGAGTCATTAATACTCTGCTTGATGTTGTTATCCTCAATACTAAGTGACTCACTCACATCCGCCATGGTTTGGGGAGGAAGATAAGCATCAGCAGATGTATCAAATACTGTGAAGTCATCTTGTGTAGTATCAAGGTCAACCTTTAGTGCCTTGGTAAAAGGTTTTGTATCAAACTCTTTTTCATCAAGACTAAATTCTTGTTCATTATGTTTAATTATTTTTTTTGCATCTTTAGATTTACGCAATCTTTTTAATGCTTCGGAGATAGATTTTACTTCTTCTGTTTCTATCCATTGTTCTACTATAGGTTTTGCCATCGCAATCTTTCTATAGTTATGAGCCATCTGTCTACTAAATGGTAACTCATCTGCCACCCACTTGCCCCATTTAATATTATTTTGGCTGCAATAATCTTGTGCATCAATAAGTCTTTCACCCATTAACAAAGCTAGTCTTAATGTTTTGCTAACTAAGTTTTTCATTAAGGCATCGCCATCCGTAATTTTATTTTTTAAATCATCTAAATAAGTGTCGTTCATATTAAACTCCTAATGGTGTTGTGCATATACTATATGAAATTCTTCAGCTTGTTCAAGTAAATGTTTTCTTTTTTCTTCTTCAGTAATATTATAATTTCTAAATACCTCATCTTCACTAGCTGTTATGCCTAAAAAATCTAACAGCTCTTGATTAGTATATAACGATAAAGGTTTTTCTATATTAATCATTGAATAAACTCCCATATTAATCTCTAAAGCATGCAATATCAGAATCAGCTACACAAGCAAATCTATAGTGCGTACCGTTTATTTTATTTTTAACTATATTAATCCATCGCATATTGGTATCTCCTTCTTCTACATTTTCTTTACCAATAAGTATAATGAGATCTGCCTCACCTGCTTTACCAGTCTTTGATCCAGCTAACATACCATAATCTAAATTAGTTTTGCCCTCTGCATGAGCAGACAATTGATTAAAACCCATGAAGAC